AAAGGTTCGAGGTCCAAAAACTATGCCTCAGCCGGCGCCAGCAGCGCCGACGGTTCGTGCGTCTGGTGTGGCAGCCGAAGCGCCAGGGGTGCAATTGCGTCAAAACGCACCGGAATTGCAGCAGCGGTATCAAGCTGAACAGCAAGCTGCAAGCCAAGGTCAAGCGCCAATAGAACCAGCCCCGACCGGCACGGCACGGCCAATGCCGCAGGAAGCGCCGTTTACCGAATTGAAGTATGCCGAATCTGGTGTTCCGTTAAACGAACAGTATGCTCGCGCTCAAACGTTGAACCGCGTTTTGGGTTCCGATCATACGGCCGACTTGGCTGCTATCGAGGGCAAAGGCAAGGAACGGGCAACCAATTACGCAACCTCTAACACGGATACGCCGCAAGGCAATTTCCTTAAAGAACGCTTTGCTGATGAACAAGCAAGATTGGCAGACTTTGCCGAACGCCAAGTAAAAAATACCGGTGGCACAGTAGGACTAGACGAAAGCAGCGTTTACAAACGCGGCAATACAATTTTGAAACCGTTGCAAGATTTGGAAACGCATTTTGACAATGCAACCAAAAAAATCTATGCAGAACGTGATGCAATTGCCAAAGATATTCCGGTCGAAACTCGAAACGTGGCAGACGTTTTGAACGACGAATCTTTGACGTTGGCTAATACCGAGACAATCGGTTTAACCAACATTGCCAAAGCAAGAATGAGACAGCTGGGCATGATGGACAAGGAAGGCAATTTGTTGCCAACCAATGCCAAGACAGCTGAAAACTTTCGTAAATTCTTGAACGAGAATTGGGACCGTAAAAACGCCAACCTTCACAAACAATTGAAGGCCGCGGTAGATGAAGATGTGTTAGCCAATTTGGACACTAATTCGCCGCTTTACAAAGAAGCCCGTGAACTGGTGACTTTACGCAAAAACACATTAGACAATCCTAACGGCATTTCAAAAATTTTGGACGCCGAAGGTCCTAAAGGCATCAACCGCAAAGTTGACATTGAAAAGATCGCGCAAAACATTGTTGACATGCCGGTGGATCAATTTACCCACGTTGTCGACACGTTGAAAAATGTTCCGGCTGAATTGCAACCTCAAGCTGGCGCCGCGTTGTCTGAAATTAAAGCGCAATTTGCCAACCGTATTGCGGAACAAAAAACGCCGCGGCAGTTGACCAAATACATGAACGACAACCGCGAAGTGATGAACAGGTTGTTTACGCCAGACGAAATGGCAAATTTTCGTGATTACCACAATGCCGTTCACATTCTCAAAACGGACACGGGTTACAAAGGCGCAGCTGTTCAAGCAGTCAATCTGGAACAAAAATTGGGCGCAAAAATTGGCGAACATTTTGTTTCTAAAGGCGCAGCACTGGGCGCGGAAGCACTTACGGGTGGAACAACGATGGGCGGCGCAGCATTGGTTACCAATGAATTGTTGAGCAGACGGGCTGCTGGAAAACGAGCAGCACAACTAGCTAAAGCCCAAAAACAAGCGTTTGAAAATACGCAAAGCCGTTTTGTGCCAATTCAAGATTTGGTAAACAAGCCATGACAACAATTAGCGAAGTTGAAACCAAGATCGACGCGCATGTTGATGTTTGCGCGGTCAGGTATGAGGGCATTGAACGTGAGATGCGCGGCGTGAATGCCAGGCTAAAACGCATTGAAGCCATTTTTATAACTTCTGCTGGCGCAATTATTATTTTGTTGGCGCATTTGGCAACCAAATGAGCGAATTGCTTCAAAAGCAGCAACGCTTTACCCGCATGGTTGCAGAGTTGATTCGCAAGGCAACTGATCTAGGCTTTGATGTTACCTTTGGAGACGCGTACCGCGACCCTCGAGTGCATGGCGCACTGGGCGTTAAAATTGGGTACGGACGCGCAAACAGCTGCCACAAACAACGTTTGGCCATCGACTTGAACTTGTTTCGGCAGGGAATGTTTCTTACCACGACCGCCGATCATCAACCGTTGGGCGAATGGTGGGAATCTATTGGCGGCACTTGGGGCGGACGCTTTGACGACGCCAACCACTATTCGTTAGAGCATGAGGGCGTCAAATGAACCCGCTGGAATTGATTGTCGGTCCATTGTTCAAAGTTATCGACAAGATCATTCCAGACCCGCAAGCCAAAGCGCAGATGCAGTTGGAATTGATCCGTTTACAACAATCTGGGGAACTGGCGCAGATGGCCGGCCAGATGGAAATCAACAAGGTTGAGGCGGCAAGCCCCGACCTGTTTCGCGGCGGTTGGCGGCCGTTTATCGGTTGGATTTGTGGCGCCGGTTTGCTGTATCAATTTTTATTGCGGCCGTTGTTAGGTTGGTTTTCCAACATCAAGGGTTGGCCGGTGCCGCCACCGCTTGAAATGGATACGTTGTTAACGTTGCTGCTGGGTATGTTGGGCCTTGGTGCGTATCGAACAGCGGAAAAAGTCAAAGGCGTTGCGTAACATCAACACCGCAAACATAATTGTCTGGTGACGTCTGACACGGTAGTAGTGAAGGCGCAAAAGACTTGCGCCCCACGGCCTCCCGACCGGCCAATCCGGTACGTCACATTGCTCGCATGACCCTTTGCGACCTACCAGAGACAGCACGACGCGTCTCTCCGGTAACCTCAATCAATCCCTTTTCCAAAAGTTTTCGGTAGCGAGGAGTGATAGAGCCATAGCGATACCCAGGCAATAGAGCAAGCACATCATCGGAAATACAGCCAGCAGCGCTAAAGCTTTTAATAGCTTCATAAACAACGGCCTCCAATTCAGTGACGTTAAGGCTAGCAGCCGCGTCGGCGCTAGTCTGGGGATCGTACCGACGGAACATTTTCCAGAACATATGATGTCCCTAAAAATTGGGCAAATCGTCGTCGATGAACTCTGTCGACGAACCGGCCGGCCGAGCAATGTTGCCGTTGGCTGCCTCCCGCGGCCGCGGTTCGTTGATGTAAGCCCAGCCATCCCAGCCGCCTTCCTTCAACGGGACAACGTCAATTTTGAGCATGGGACCGTTCTTGGTGTCGATGACGGATCCAATGCGCTGGTAACGCTTCTTGTCCTGTCCCTGAGCGTTGCGGTAGGTGCCGGTGATGACAGTGATTTCGCTAAGAACTTTAGACACAATTATTCCCCAATGATCTGTTGAAGTTGTTGGACCTTGGCATCGAGTTCGGCCAAGAATTTGATGATTTCGGCTTCCATGACCCCAATGAAATCGTTGTCACGGTACAAACGTTTGACGAACAGCTGGGCTTTGGCCGGCATGCGCGGGTCAAAGCAGACAAAATCGCACCAAGCGCGACCGGTGCATGCCATCTGAAACTGCATCTGGGTGACGTATTTGGCCGGAATGGCACCGGTCAACAGGGTTTCGATCATGGTGGCCGTGTTCGGGCATTTAATCTCGACCAGACCATCGTCGCCGATCAAACCGTCTGGGGAGGCGCCAGCGCCCTCAATGGTCGGGTGCAGGGCAAAGCCCAGTTCGTCGACCAGAACGCCTAGGGCGGCTTCATAGGCAGCCCTAGCGAACGGTTCCTGATCTGTGCCCCATTGCATTGCTGAGTTGGTAAACGATTCGGCCTTTTCGCCGGTGATGCGTTCGACGACCAGCTGGGCCAGGTAGTTGTCTCGACTGGTGCTGTAGCCGGACTTGGTCTTGGCCATCAGATCCGCTACTCGAGAGGCGGTCACTTTGCCCAGGCGAACGGCAAACCATTCGTTGCTGCGTTGTTCAATTTGCATTTTGCTTGTCCTTTTTGGCGCGTTCGATACGGATCTTTTTGGCCGCGATTACTTTGGTCTGGGCGGTCTGGTCACCACCGCATGCTTTGATGGCGTCCTGGTACACCTTGGCCAGTTCCTCACTTGTCGAGGTGGCTTCAATGGCGGACAGGTAATCGGTGATATCGACTGCTGGCGCCGGCGCGGCAGACGGGCGATTGCTAGCGGCATTGCCGTCGTCGTCGACGGGAGCAAGGCCACAAGCGGCCATCAAACTATAACGACGGGCATAGGTCAGAGCCGAGCCATAGCCTTGGGCGTCGTGTTTGGTAGCCGGCACATGCAGCCGGCCGCAAGACATAGTGGCGCCGGATTCGTGAATAAACACGGTTTCCACAATGACGCCGGCGTCGCATTCGTGGACCTGCTGGGTGAGCGCAATGCCGTTGTCGTTTAAGGCGTCGATGACGGCTTCAACGCATGCCGAAAGGTCTGCGTACTTAGACCGAAAGTGCGGGTTGCTCGAGGATTTGAGGGCTGGACCAAAAGCCTTTTGGGCTTTGACCAGGGCGGAAGCGATCTTGGCAAAGTGTTCCATGTCATTCCTTGGTGGAAAGTTCGGTTTCGAGTTCTTTGATGCGTTCTTGGGCGTTGGTCAGAAAATACGTCAGCTCGCGTATTTTTGCTTCAAGCTGCAAAACGTAATCGTTGTTCATGACTTGGGTTTCTTTTGTTCGGATGGGGGAACCCAGCCGGCACGGCGCCAAGTCTGGGTGATGTCAGTTTTGTCTGATGGGACGTACACAAACCGTGAGTCAGACAGGCTTGCGGAACGCGGGACAGGTTTGGCCGCGGGAACGAACGTGATGTATTGCTTTTGCATGGTTTCCTCAAATAGACCCGTTAGGGCATAGTTGAATTGTAAGCCGGCTTAACTGAACTGTCAACACCTTTTAATAAACATTTGCCATCCCGCGAGCGCGATACCAAGCGCGAACAGATTCTTCGTATTCTTCGTGTTGGTCGTAATCGTTTTGCGCTAGGGCAGCTGCATCAGCTACTCCCAAGTCAAAGCAAGAAAAACAAATGACCTTGCCTTGACTATCGAATTTGAGATTGCCAGCGCATTTGGGGCAAACAATGTTGAGGTTGTTCATGCTGCCAACCATTCGGCGTAATTCAAAAGCGGTGCGCCGTTCCGAGTGACGTCGCCGCCTTTGCCGTTGTCCGCGCAAGCCAAGTAAATTTGAAATTCTTGGTCATTGCTTCCGCGCTGCTGGGTCTGCCAGTTTGCGTTCGGGATCAGTGCTTCGTTTTCCATTTCAGTTCCTTTTCAAAAGACCCGTTAGGGCATTGCTATTCACTACGGGATCTATAGTAAGCCAGCTAAACAGACAATGCAAGCCCCCTATACAAAAAAAAGTTGGGCGAAAACTTTTCGCCCAGTTCGCCCAACCTAAAAATGTGTTAGGGGGGTTGACGATAGCGGTAAGCCGCCTTACTATGGCAGGATGGACAAAGAAACAGCAATTCGGCTAGCAGGATCCGCCAAAGCGTTGGCGGAATTGCTGGGCATCACCAGGGCCGCAATCAGCCAGTGGACTCAAGTGCCAGCTGCTCGAGTGTGGCAGCTGAAAGCAATGCGGCCGGAGTGGTTTAAAGTCAAAAGTTGATTTTTGGAACCAGGCTAGGCACGGCTGATCCCCGTGTCCGAAAGGCGTTTCACCCCGCTTGCCTTGGTTCCTTCTCTTTAGGGTGAGAAGGGTGCTGTATGAATTTTTATCAATTCCATGTTGGTGACTACGCCAGTCACACCAGCCATCTCTCAGCTGATGAGGATCTGGCATACCGTCGATTGCTGGATCTGTACTACGACATTGAAGGTCCAATACCCACCGATATCCCACGGGTTAGCCGTCGGATACGCATGGGTATTGAAACCACGAAAGTAGTTCTCGAGGAGTTTTTCAAACTTGCTCCCGAAGGCTATCGAAACCCTCGAGCAGACGCCGAAATAGCCAAATACCATGCGTTTCGCGTGAAGCAAAAATCCAATGGAATCAAAGGCGGAAGGCCAAAGAAAACCCATGGGTTAGGGTTGGGTAACCCAAACGTAACCCAAAAAAACCCTAACCAATTACCAATAACCAATAACCAAGTAAAAGAAAAAGTACAAAAAGAAAAGGTCACGCGGCCTATCGATGTCCAACCGGATACTTGGGACGCCTTCCTTGCAGCCCGACGGTTGTCCAAGGCCATCGTCACCGACCGCGTCTTGCGGACCATTCGAGCCGAAGCCGACAAAGCCGGCTGGAGTCTGGATTCTGCCTTGGCCGAAGTAGCGGCCCGTGGCTGGCGCGGATTCAAGGCCGAATGGGTAGGTAGCGGCCCTAGGCAGAAAACGGCTCAGGAGCGAGATGCGGCGGTTCTAGGGGCATTGACGAGGGGAATTGTGGGAGGGGCAGATGCAAAATTCCTCAAGTGAGTGGCGCGAGCAGGATTTTTGCACCGCCGAACAAGGACTCGACTACGCGTTTGCCAAGATGGGCGCGATCTACGGCGCTGCCTTCTTGCGGAACTGGCAGGGCGTGGACCCGAATCTGGTCCGCCAGGTGTGGCTCGAGGAATGTGGCCGGATGTTGACCTACCGGCCAAAGATCGATCACGCGTTGCGGTTCATGCATCCCGAGCGACCGCCGTCGGCGTTGTCGTTTAAGAACCTGTTGGTTGCTGGTCCCGTGATTCCCGACAAGCCCAATTTCCATGTGGAAAAGCAAAAGACTCGAGAAGAATTAGAAGCCCAAAAGCGCCGCGGCGAGGAAGCCCGAGAGCAGCTGCGGCAATTGACTAAAAAATTAGGAACCAAAAATGCGAGCCGCCAAAGTCGATGAAAACCATCAAGAAGTTGTTCTGGCATTGCGAACTGTTGGCGCTACGGTTCACTCTTTGGCTGCTGTTGGCAAGGGTGTACCTGATCTGTTGGTCGGATACCAAAGTCAGACATTCCTTATGGAAATTAAGGATGGTCGAAAAATTCCGTCGGAGCAGAAATTGACGGCGCCCCAAGTGCAATGGCATGCCAGCTGGAAAGGCGGTCCGTTGGCCGTGGTCAAAAGTGCGGCCGACGCATTGAAAATGATAGGTGCCCAATGATGTATGAACTTTGGGCACCGGACCAAGCCAAAAAGCTGATGGACCGGATCTGGCCAGGCATCAAGGCGCAGCTGGCCGCCGGCGCCAGAATGCGGATGGAAATCAAACCGTCGACCAGAAGCCTAGAACAGAACGCCAAATTTCACGCCATGATCGGCACGATTGCCGAAGCCATGCGTGAAGTCGGGTCCTCATGGACCGACGACGATTGGAAACGGCTGTTGATCGACCAATGGGCGCACGAAACAAACCGCAAACTGGGCCGGATTGCCCCAAGTTTGGACAACGAACGGGTCGTGCAGTTGGGATTTCAGAGCAAAAAATTTACCATCGAGGACGCCAGCGAATTCATCGAATGGTTGCATGCCTGGGCGGCCGACAAGGAAATCCACATATGAAACCCTCGATGGACGAAAAATCACTCAGAGAATGCTTAGATCGAGCTGATGCATATGCGTCAGTTCAAGCACAGACCATATTGGCATTGCAGGAAACCATTCGGCTGTACCGGATTAATCTTGAAATGTTGCATGCTGAAATTGGCCGGCTGGAACGATTGGCCGGAGTCGTACAAGAGGCGCCATGAACGTCGACAGATTGTTTTTTCTGATCCATTACGCCATGCCAGACATTGCGCCAAGGATTACCGAACAAGAAATTGAGAATCTTGCCGAACTACTTGAGCAGGAAACAAAACATTCCGTCGACCAAGCAGTCAAAGAAGAACGCAAAAAGTGCGTTGTTTGTGAAAAAGCCATGGCTGAAATGCCTTGGGGAGATGCAAACACCGAGGTTTATCATTCGCAAGCAAAGTTTATTTCCCAGTGCGTTGCAGCAATGAAAGCCGGCCGGCAGCCATGATGCAATTTCCGAAACATCGGTACATTCGCAGCGAAAAGTTGCGCCGGCTGGTGGCCAGTCTAGATTGTCAGTTGTGCGGCGGGAACCAAGTGATCCAAGCCGCGCATACCAACTGGGGCGCCGGCAAAGGTAAGGGCATCAAAGCCGACGACAACATGATTGCCGCGTTGTGCATGCAATGCCACCAGCAAATTGACCAGGGCAACAAGTGGTCCAAACTCGAGCGCCAGCAAGCGTGGTGGACCGCCCACCAAAAGACGGTAAAAACTTTGGTTGAAGGCGGAAAGTGGCCGATTGACATCCCGATTCCAGACGGCACAGAATGGGCGCGGTCCCTCGATCTACAGTAGGCCATGGAAGAAGAAGCCGCCGAATTCATAGCCACCCTGTTGCATAGCGGCACGGTCGCGCATTTTATGCATTTGTCGACCAATTCTTATGCGGCACATAAGGCGTTGGGCAAGTATTACGCCGAAATCATTGATTTGGCTGATACTTTTGCCGAAGCCTACAGTGGTCGATACGATCAAATTAAGAAGTGGCCGTCGGAGTTCCACCAGGGCAAAGATCCGGTGGATTACTTTACGCGGCTAAAAGATTTTGTGGCCGAAGCTCGAGAAGCATTGCCACAAGACACTGAACTGCAAAATTTGATTGATGAAATTGCGGATTTGGTCAATTCGACGTTGTTTAAATTACGATTTCTTACGGAAGGTTAAACCATGAAATCAGCAGAGATGCAGCCCAAGGGTTACGGTTATGGTTCGAACGCCAAGGCGCCCAAGGGCGTAGACGCGTCGGACATGACCGGCGAGCGCCGCGAAAAGATGGTCAACGGCATTGCCATGGGCAAGGCTGATGGCGTCAGCAGCGAGCAGTTCAACGGCGGCCGCAGCAAGGGCGTGTGCTACACGCACACCCGCAGCGACTACAAGTAATGGCTACGCCGCTGTCGGCAATGGCAGCGGCCCCACAGAGTCAAGAGCCGGCAGGGAGCCGGCTTTCGGCGCTGGCGCCGCCGTCTCAACCAGGCGATCAACCGGTCAATCCGATCACTCAGGATTACTACGGTCGGTTGATGAGCGACTATTTCGGCCTGGTATCGCAGTACCAGCAGCTGCCGGAGTCGGACCAAGGCCGAACGCTTAACACCGACGTTGCGCGGGAACTGTCGCCGGCCTATCGAGCAGACAGGACAAAGTCGGCCGACGTTCACGAACCCTCGAGCGAGTTTGTCAAACGGTTGTACGCCGACAAACTTGCGGCACCGACCCCAAAAGGGCAGGAGCCGACGGTAATTTTTACCGCTGGGGGAACCGGCGCCGGTAAGACGACCGGCATGGAAATTGTCAAAAAGATCAATCCCAAAGCTGCAAAGGCAGAAATTGTCTACGACACGAACATGAACAAGTTCGAGTCAGCCGACAAGAAGATCCGCCAGGCGCTCAAAGCCGGCCGCAGGGTCAACATCATCTACACTCATCGGGATCCGGTCGAAGCGTTGGAGAACGGCGCATTGAAACGGGCGATGCGGATGGAAGAAGAACTGGGCACCGGCCGCACGGTCCCGCTATCCGAACATGCCAGAACCCATTTGGGTGCCCGTCAGGTGGTCGAGCAGCTGGCAGCCAAATACAAGAAAAATCGCAAAGTCGATATCCAAGTGATCGACAACAGCCGCGGGGCTGGCAAGGCAGTTGTAAGCACAATTGACAAGTTGCCTAAACTCGACGAAAATCAAGTAAGAAAGGAACTAAGAGATGCCCTCGAAAGAGCCAGAAAGTCAGGGGCTATATCGGAACGCATTTACCGCGGAACAGCCGATTACGCCAAGTGAACATCGGGAACACCGAGTGTTCCAAGCTGAGTCGAAACGTTTGGCAGAAGATTTTGCCAAGGCGTTGAATCAAGGTGTGATGAAAGGGGAATTGCCTGGTGTCTGACATTGCTTGTAAATATTGCCGGTTTTTCCGTGGCGATGCCGCGGTGATGGGCAGCTGCCGGCGGTTCCCACAGACGGTGAACATGTATCCGAACGATTGGTGCGGAGAGTTCCAGTCGGTCCATGTCAGCCCGATTGAGCCAGAGCCGGTCAGAAACAAGCCAGGGAGAAAGCCTAAGTATGATCCGTCCGTTGCGTGATCGAATTGTCGTCCGGCCGCAAGTCCGAGAGATTTCGTCCCTAATCCACGTTGAGAACAAAGAAAAGTTCAACGAGGGGACCATTGTCGCATGCGGTCCGAAGGCAAAGTCTGTGGTGCCTGGCGAATTCATCAAGTACGGGAACGGGACCTATCTTGATTGGCCGGTCTACACGTTTGACGGTCAGGACTACCAGATCATCCAAGAAGCCGACATTGCTTGCGTGGTGGAAAAGTAATGGCCAAAGCAGGGTTGTATGCGAACATTCACGCGAAACAAAAGCGCATCGAACAGGAAAAGGCCCAAGGCAAACCTGTCGAACGCATGCGAAAGCCTGGTGCCAAGGGCGCCCCTACCGCGGACGCATTTCGTCAATCAGCCAAAACGGCGAAGAAAAAATGAAAAAGCACGACAAACCCATTGCCCACACCACCACCGGCAAGGGTAAGAATTACAACTCGACCGAGAAAGGGGCTGGCATGACGGCCAAGGGTCGCGCCGCCTACAACCGGAAGAACGGTTCAGATCTAAAACCACCAGCACCAAACCCCAAGACGAAAGCCGACGCAGGACGAAAGGCATCGTTTTGTGCAAGGATGGAAGGGGTGGTTCGAAAGGCCAAGGGGCCAGCCGAACGCGCCAAAGCCAGTTTAAAAAACTGGAACTGTTAAAACCCTTTTGGAAATAACAAAGGAAATCTAATGGCTACGACAAACACTAAGGCAGTCGGCGTTGCATACGCTGATCCGGCTTTTGAATCTTTGCAGGTTGGTTCCTCGAGCGTTCCCATTGCGTTGAGTGCATCGGGCGTTCTAAACGGTTCTTACGCGACGACCAGCGCCAGCGATGGTGGCGACACGCGTTTGTACTATTCGAAGCTGACATGGTCCGGCACGGGTTCGGGCGAGGTCTATCGCGGCTTTGCGGTGGTCAGTGGTGCGGGAGCAGCTGCTGCCGGCACAATCAACGGCGCTCATTTTTCTTGCGAAATGCAGGGTGGCACCGTTAGTGGTGCAGCCAACGCAATTCGTGCAACCATTGGCGGCACTTCGGCCAACCCTGGTGGCACTCTGGCGGCCATTCAGGCGGACAGCAATTTTGGTGCTGGCGCTACCTTGGCCGGATCGGCGTCGTGGATCCGTTTCACCCAATCGGGCAGTGCCAAGCTGGTTAATTTGTTCAATGTACCCGCTGCAATGGTTGCCAATGCCGTGAGCGTGACATCGGGCAAGACCATCAAGATCGTTGCAGATGACGGTACCCCGTACTACCTGCTGGCATCGGCGACGGCCTAAAGATGCTCAAGCATTCCGACACAGAAGTTCAATTCCTAGTTGAAATGCTTGAAGCACAACGGGACCAGGCGGTAGCACAAGCTGCCGCCTTGTTTCGCAAGGTCAAGGAATTGGAAGCTGACATCCAAAGGCAAAAGGAATCCGACCATGCCGCTGATTAAGTCAATGACCAAGAAGGCGTTTAGCTCGAACGTCAAGGCTGAGGTTAAGGCAGGTAAGCCCGTGAAACAGGCTGTTGCCATTGCCTACTCTGAAAAGCGCCAAGCCCAGAAAGCCAAGAAGTCCAAAAAGTAACTTATGTCAGACGCGCCTAAAAAGCGGGGTCGTCCGCCCAAGTCAGCAACAGACGCGCCTGAAAAGCCTAAACTGGGCCGGCCGACGGTATACCGCGAGGAATTCGCGGACATGCTGATCGAATACTTCTCGACCCCGCCGACCCGAGAAGTAACCATCTACGACAATGCAGGGAACGAGAAGGTCCAGACATTGCCTGGTAACTTCCCCACATTGGCACGATTTGCAACCAATATCGGCGTTATTCGGCAAACGTTACACGATTGGGCGCATGCCAAGAATGCAGATGGCACTCCACGAAATCCGGTTTTTTCCGACGCCTACAAAAAAGCCAAGGATTATCAAGAGGCTAATCTTGTCGAAGGCACCATGAAAGGCGCCTACAACAGTACCTTTGCGATCTTTACAGCCAAGAATGTCTTGGGCTGGCGAGACAAGATCGAGCAGGAGATCACCGGTAAGGATGGGGCGCCGCTTGCGGTCCCGTCGATTCAAGTCAGTTTCGTGATGCCAGATGGACATAGCGGCGACTCAGTCGACGGTTGACCAGGCAGTTGCGAAGGCGCAATTTCCTATCAAGTTGCAGCCGCTATTCCGTAAGGCGCGGTACAAGATCTGTTACGGCGGCCGCGGTGGGGCGAAGTCTTGGGGCATTGCTCGAGCATTGCTCATCATGGGCGCCAGATCCCAGCTGCGAATCCTATGTGCCCGAGAGTTTCAGGCGTCTATCAAGGATTCGGTCCATAAGCTGTTATGCGACCAGATCGAAGCCCTAGGGCTGCTGTCGTTCTATGAGATTACCCAAACGTCCATACGGGGAGCTAATGGGTCCGAGTTTGCGTTTATCGGCCTAAAAAACAACCCGACGAACATCAAATCGTTCGAAGGCGTGGATATCTGCTGGGTGGAAGAAGGGCAGACCGTCAGCCGGTTGTCCTGGAACATCCTAATCCCGACCATCCGAAAGCTGGGGTCGGAGATTTGGGTATCGTTCAACCCAGATCTTGAGACGGACGAAACCTATCAGCGGTTTGTGGCCAAGCCGCCGCGGGATTCCGTGGTCATCAAGATTAACTGGTCCGACAATCCGTGGTTTCCCGAGACGCTCAAGATCGAGAAGGATGCCCTAAAAGAACGGGATCCAAACGCCTACAACAACGTTTGGGAAGGTCTGTGCCGGCGGACGGTGGACGGGGCGATCTTTGCCAACGAGATGCAGAAGGCCGAAGCCGACGACAGGATCGCCCAGGTGTCCTACGACCCGACCAAGCCGGTCCATGCGGTCTGCGATCTGGGCTGGTCGGACGCTACGGCGTGGTGGTTTATCCAGTTCATCGGGATGGAAACGCGATTGATCCGGTACTTTGAGGGCAGCCAGCGAACCATGACCAGCTATCTGGCGCAGCTGCAAACCTTTGGCTACGTCTACGACACGATTTGGCTGCCGCACGACGCCGAGAACAAGACCCTAGCGGCCAACGGGCGCAGCATTGAGGAAATCGTTCGAGGGGCTGGATTCAAGACCAGCATCATGCCGCGGGTTCCGGTGGTTGATTCAATCAATGCGGCCCGTACCATTTTCCCAAACATTTGGTTTGATCGGGAAAACTGTGCCGACGGCTTAAACTGTTTGCGCCATTACCGGTACGAAGTGGACCCCGAAACTGGCCTATTCAGCAAAAACCCATTGCACGACCAGTATTCGCATGGCGCGGACGCATTTCGGTATATTGCGCTCATGGTCAAGGAACCAGCCAAGCAGCGCCGCCGGCAAGTAGCCGCCCCAGCTGGCAGCTGGATGGGATAACGCAAGGAACTCACCATGTCGGACTACCAAGATGAATCCAGCGATCCGCGCATCCAAGACGCGATCAAGTTTTTGCGCCTGGTCGGGGAAGCCGACTCGAACAACCGTCAGGAAGGGTTGCAGGATCTAAAGTTTGCCGCCGGCGACCAGTGGCCGGTCGAAATCCAGAACAGCCGCAACATCGAGTCCCGACCCTGCCTGACCATCAACAAGCTGGATCCGTACATTCGGCAGGTCACTAATCAACAGCGCCAGCAACGGCCGCGGATCAAGGTCCATCCGGTCAATAACGAAGGCGATCTGAAAATTGCCCAGGTCATTGAAGGCATTACCCGTCACATCGAGGTCAACTCGAACGCCGACACGGCCTATGACACGGCGTTCGAATACGCGGTGCGGATGGGTTGGGGCTACTGGCGAGTCCATACCGATTACATCCGCGAGGATTCGTTCGACCAAGAAATCTACATTGAAGCCATCGACAACCCGTTTTCGGTCTATTTTGACCCCAACAGCGTGGCACCGGACGGGTCGGACGCCGACAAATGCCTGGTCACGACCGTGGTTTCGAAAGACACATTTCGCCAGATGTATCCGGATGCCGACGATGGCGTTGGCTTTCTGCCTCGAGCGACTGGCGATTCAACCGCAGAATGGGTAACCAAAGAAGATATTCGCATTGCCGAATACTTTTACATCGAACGTAAAAAAGCCAATTTGGTAATGCTGTCGGACGGGACCAAGGCGTTCGAGGATGAGCTGCCGGCCAAAGAAGTGTTGGACGCGGCCGGTATTGTGGAGGTCAAGCGTAAGGCGTCTTGGCGCCGCAAGGTCAAGTGGTGCAAGTTGACCGCCATGCAGATCCTCGAGGAAAAGGATTGGCCAGGGCGGTGGATCCCGATTGTGCCGTGCTACGGCGCTCAGGTGGTCATCGAGGGCAAGCGCAAGAAATACGGCTTGGTGCGGTTCGCCAAAGACCCGCAGCGCATGTACAACTTCTGGCGCACCAGCATGACCGAATCCATTGCTCTGGCGCCCAAGGCCAAATGGGTGATGGCCGAGGGGCAGGACGAAGGGCACGAAAACGAATGGGCACTGGCGAACATCAAGTCCATGCCCGTGTTGCGCTACAAGCAGCGCGACATCAACGGGGAACCGGCGCCAGCACCAGCTCGATTGCAGCCCGAGCCGCCGCCGGTGGGCATCATGGAAGCCGCGTCTCAGGTCAGCAACGACCTACAGACCGTTATGGGCATCTTTGACCCGTCCCAGCAGATGCCAGGCAACATGTCGGGCAAGGCGTTGCAGGGCCAGCAAGGGCAGGTGGATCTGTCCAACTTCCATTTCTACGACAACATGACGCGGTCGATTAAGCAGACGGGCAAGATTATTTTGGATCTGATTCCCAAGATCTATGACACCCAACGCGTGTTGCGGATCATCGGGGTGGACGGCAAGCCGGACATGACCACGATCAACGAAGTGTTGGCCACCGGCGAGGTCCTAAACAACGTGACGGTCGGGGAATACGATGTTGTGATGGAAACCGGTCCTGGCTACAACAGCAAGCGCGAACAGGCGGTTGAAGCCATGCTGCCGCTGATGGCGCAGCAGGAAGTGTTTCAAGTGGCCGGCGATCTGATGTTCAGGAACATGGATTTCCCTGGCGCTGACATCATTGCCGACCGGCTGGCCGCCATGAACCCGCTGGCGCAGGTGGACGAGAAATCGGACATCCCGCCCAAGATTCAGATGATGATTATGCAGCTGCAAAAGACGGTTCAGGATCAGCAGCAGCAAATGCAAGCGATGGGGCTTGATATCAAGTACCGCGGGAGCGTCGAACAGACCAAGCAGGACGGGGAAACCCGCCGCGAAATGCTACGGGCGGTCGCCAAGGCGCACAACACGGAAACGATGGCCGAGGTTAAGGTCAACGACCAGAATACTCGATCGGTCACCAGCCAGAACAAGACGGAAATCGAAGCCGTCGTTAAACTGTTGCTGGCCAATATGTCGCCGGCCGATCTGGCGCGGATGATTGCTCGTATGAACGCCGAGCAATATGCCTTTGCGGACGCGGCCAGCGCCGACATTCACGCCGGATCGAGTCCGTTTGTCCAAGGCATTCAGGCAGTGGCGCAGGAATTGACCCCGCCGCCGCCTATGCCAATGGCTCAACCAGGCATGCCAGTTCAATAAGTTGACAGGTTTTGTAAAAGGGTTAAATTGTTAACCCAAACTTACCAATGGGTTTTCATTGGGTTATTTCTTAGGGAAACCTATGTCTGATGTGCAGGAAAAGGTGGCCGGTAATCTGGTCACCAGCGAGAATTTAGCGGAATTCACCGCCCGTAAGATGGGTCTAGTTGATTCAAACGCAGCGGAACCCGTGGCTGCCGAGCCGGAAACAGACGTTTCTGACGCGGTAGAGCCGGAAACCGACGCCGATCAGAGTGGACACGACGGGGAAGGGAAGGATGCAACAGCGGAAGGCGAGCAGAAGGAACGCAAGCAAAATCCGAAGATCGAAAGGCGGTTTTCAGAGATAACCAAGCAGCGCGAAGCCGCACGGGAAGAAGCCCGTAAGGAACGCGAAGCGCGGGAAGCACTGGAAACGCGGGTTAAGGAACTGGAAGCGAAAGCAAAGCCCAAATCAACACAAGACGATCTGGGACCAGAGCCGAAGCCCGAAGAATTCAACGATATGTTCGAATACGCCAAGGCGTTAGCAGAACATACCGCTGACAAGAAGATGGCAGAACGGGACAAGGCAGACGCCGACCGTAGGGCAGCCGAATCGAGAGCCGAATTCGAAAAGAGTTGGGCCTCGAAGGTCGATGCAGCACGAAAGGAACTGTCAGATTTCGACGACATGATCCAGTCCAGCGATGTGTCCGTTTCGGACCCCGTCAGGGACGCGATTATGGACAGTGATGTAGGTCCTAAGATCTTGTATCACCTTGCCGAAAACCCCGACCTTGCTCGAGAACTGGGCAAAAAGTCTGTCATTTCAGCCTTGCGAGAAATCGGAAAGTTGGAAGCCCGTTTTGAAAAGGCAGCTGAAAAGGCTGTCACGGGTAGCGAACCGGAAAGCAAAGCATCCGTTGCGAAATCGACTAAAGCGCCGGCGCCTATTACGCCTATTCGAGGGGCTATTTCGACGGTTGAAAATAACGTGGATTCTGATGGGAATTTTCACGGAACCTTTCAACAGTGGAAAGCCGCCAGAATGGCCCGTAAGATCCGCTGACATTTAACCTTTTCTCAAGGAAATTAAAGTGGCCAACAATCTTTTGACTATCAGCAAGATCACCAACGAAGCGTTGATGGTCCTCGAAAACGAACTCACGTTCACCAACGAAGTGACCCGTGAATATGACGATCAGTTCGCCGTGACCGGCGCCAAGATCGGCAACACCCTTAACGTTCGCCGCCCTGGCCGTTTCATCGGCACCACGGGTCCGGCGCTCAACGTTGAAGATTTCAACGAAACCAGCGTTCCGGTGACCCTGTCGACTCAGTTCCATGTCGACACCCAGTTCACCACGCAGGATCTGGCGCTTTCGCTCGACGCGTTCAGCGACCGTATCCTCAAGCCGGCCATTGCTGCAATTGCCAACAAGATCGATTTCGACGGTCTGACCATGGCAAAGAACAACACGGCCAACATTGTGGGCACCGCCGGCGTTCCGCCGACCGGCCTTATCACCTACCTGACTGCCGGTGCATACCTGGACGCCGAAGGCGCTCCGCGTGACGGTCGTCGGTCTTGCGTGATCGAGCCGTTCACCAGCGCGACAATTGTGGACAGCCTCAAGGGCCTGTTCGTTCCCGCCGAGGTTATCGGCCAGCAGTACCGCAAGGGTCTGATGGGCCGCGATTCGGCCGGCATGAACTGGTACATGGACCAGAACGTTGTGAACCAGACTTTCGGTTCGTACAGCGGCAAGACCCTGTCGGTCGATACGACCGCATCGTCGTTCGGTATTGCTACCGGCTGGGCACAGACCTCGACCGTTACCTTGGTCGCATCGTCTGGCCTGACCTTGCAGCAGGGCGATGTGATCCAGATCGCTGGCGTCTATGCGGTCAACCCGCAGAACCGCAGCGCCTATGGTTCGGGCAAGCTGCGTAACTTTGTTGTGACCGCCACCACAAATGTTGCGACTACGCCTGGCACTTCCGTGACTGTTTCGCCGGCAATCATCACCGGTGGCCAGTTCCAGAACGTTGTTGTGACCAGCACCAGCTCGACCGCGGCGGTGACTCCTTTCAACAACACCGGCACCACCAGTCCGCAGAACATCATCATGCACCGCAATGCGTTCACGCTTGCGACCGCTGATCTTGAACTGCCGGACGGTGTGCATTTTGCCGGCCGTGCATCGGACAAGGACCTTGGCCTGTCGATCCGCGTGGTTCGCCAGTACACCATCAACAACGACAGCATCCCGACCCGTCTGGATGTGTTGTACGGATGGGCGCCGCTGTATCCTGAACTGTCTTGCCGCGTTGCCGCCTAAACCACAACCGACAACCAAATAAGGAAACAGACCATGTCCAATCCAGGACCCGCATCAACTCAAACCATTCACCCGACGAATCTGGCGACCAACCAGGCACTGCGTCTGATCGCATCTGCCCAGGGCGTCAACCTGAACAGCGTTGCCGACACGGTGGCGCCGATTCTGGCATCGGGTAGCGTCAGCGTTCAGAGCGTCATCGTTGCAAACGCATCGGTGAATCTGACGACTGCCCAGCTGGCGGTTTACACCGGCGCTGGCGCAACGGGTACGGCCGTAAAATCGGCTTACGCGTTGACCGGCAACAGCAGCAGCGCCAAGGTGGTTGTGACTGCAGCCACCAGCACGGATGCCGTTAGCGGCAGTCCGCTGTACATTCGTTGCACGACCGCGCAGGGCGCAGCCGCAACCGCAGATGTGTTCATCTACGGTTACGACCTGACCTTCTTGTCGTAATTCGGATGGGTTAGACCAAGAAGGCCACCCTCATTCGTGGGGGTGGCTTTTTTGTTTTGCTGCTATAATTTTTGGAACACAAGAAAGGAACCATCATGGTCAATCTTTCAGCAATTAGACTCAGCGGCCCGACTTACATGCTGACTCTTACCAGCAGTGCATCGAGCGCCTTGCTGGTCACGCCCTCGACCAACGACCAAAGTAATTATGTAACCCTGCTGAACACCGGAACAGATCCGTGTGCCATTACGATGGCGCCCGATTCAGGCAATTTGGTGACACCGGCAATTGCCACCACCGGCAATAGCGGGGCGTTTGTTCTGCCTGGGGCGATGAATTATCCCCTTACAATTGCCTCTCCGAAGGGACCGTTTTACCTCAAGGGCATCAGTTCTGGTTCAAGCACCCTGTTTATCACGCCGACCCAAGCCGACTGATTAAGAGGGAGCCATGTCCAACAGCACGGCTGTTACCTCGACCGTTAACATTGTGCCGGTTCAGGGCTTGTTTAAGCCCGAACCGACCTTTGACCTTATAACGTTCATCGGCCCTGCTGGGACCCCGTTTTTGGCGCCTGTCAACCCGTTGTTGGACGGGGTGACGATCACCAACAGCACGATTGATTCGTCCGTTATTGGCGGATCTGTGCCGGCGGCAGGGTATTTCACCAACATCTATGCTCTGACCGGTCAAGTGGCGACCAGCCCATCGGCCGACACAGACATTGCCAACAAAGCCTACGTCGATTCGGTTGCCCAAGGGTTAGATGTCAAGGCGTCTTGCGTCTATGCGACGACCAACAACATTACGTTGTCGGGATTGGCGGTTCAGGCAGGGGGCGATTGGACCTCGAGCCTAACAGCCGGCGACCGGATTCTGGTCAAAAACCAGACCAGCCAGGCGCAAAACGGCATTTATGCCGCCAGCGCGGCCGGCTGGACCCGCACCAGCGACATGAACGTCTGGTCCGAGGTGCCTGGCGCG